AGTTCGCCTTGCGGCAAGGGATTGGGTGGGCTGACCATGTCACTGGTGGCGCCGGTACCGAATCACTGCGCGTTTTCTCTACGGTGATTCATTGTGTCAAGGATGCGATTGCTCGCGAGCCCGAGATTGATACCATTGCCTTTGACGCAACTTTTGCTGAGCCATCGCGCGTTGCGCTGTACCGCCGGTTTGCTGCTAACGCCAGCCGATACCTGCCTGGGTGGCGCTATGTTGGCGAAAAAGGGCGCGAGTGGTCAGGCGGTCGCAGCGGGAATAACTACGTTATAACACGAGAGCCAAAAACTATCCTCAAATCGCCAAAACTGTAGATTACTTTTAATAACGATGCTACTATGACAAAACAGTTTGTTCGAATCGGATTTGACGTTAGCACGCAATACGAAGGGTTTCCTCCACGGTATCGAGTATTTGTCAACGGCGAACTGTTTTCTGAGCGACCATACTATGCGTTGCCTCACGAGCACTATCATGAAATGCTACAGATTAGCGCCGAATCCGGTGAATATACCGTCCAGTTTGAGCCTTTAGACGGCGCCGAGTTTGAGGTTGGTCCTGTAAAAGTCTTGTTCGGGCCAGCAGCAGCAACTGAAAAAAATAAGTTTCGAATTTTAAGCCAACGATGAATATAATTTACCCAGTTGGATCGTGTTTGGTGACTGACGTGCTGTCCGAAGCGATTGCTGCCGGGCAAGCAATAGTGCCGCCGAGGTCAACTCGGTTTAACGGGCGCATTTCGTCATCATACGTCGAACCTGGCCCAATCGCCCAGCGTCTACAAAACGAGATGGGCTTGACCATTGCCAAGTACCCACGCGCTGTGCAGGACATATATAACGATATAGTTAAAGAGGTTAGTGCGAATAATGTACTATCTCTGCTACCACAGCAGTCGACGTTACTAGTTGACTTTCATTATGAGCTATTTCCGTTCGCTGAAGTTGGGCATGAGCAATTTCTAATTAGAAATTTTGTAAAACTAAAACAGTTTTTCCCACAGTGGCTAACACAGATAGTCGAGCAGAATCTGTACTTCACTGACAACATGAGCAAACAGCAAAATCTTGACCGGTTTCATCTTTATCGAAAGTTTAAAGAAGACGCAGAGAATCACAGTGTAATATCGCTCGACAATTGCTGGGCAACAAAAGTGCTGTACCGTAACAAATCATTTGAGATCTTTTCAAAATCACAAGACATGTTTTTTCAGCCCGGCATCGACTATACTGGCTTTGCTGAAAAAACGTCGCCGCTGTCATTAGTTAACCGCTACATGAAGGTTATTAAGCAGTTCAACCCAACTTGGACCTGGATCACTGTAGATCGCAACTTACTGGTTATGGACCCAAATCACCATGCTGGCCTGTATCCTGTGCATTTACATAAGTCAAGTCTTCGGCATATTGCAGCTCAGCTAGCAGAAAAAGATTTTAACTCATTTTTTGCTGATAAGTAAGTATAACAAAGAATTCACCTAGGACCGTTAAGTTACGGTGGATGCGGCGCCTACTGCCGATAGTTCGAGATTCGCTACCTCCGAACTGTAAAGTGTAGGTTCGCCTTTTATTTTCTATGAAACTCACAACGTCACTTGACCCTACCCAATACAAACGGTTTTTTGCGTTCAGCTGCTCGTTCACCGATTATTACTGGTCTACCTGGGCAGATATCATTGGGGCACACGTTCCGGAATATTATAACTGGGGCAAGTCTGGGCAAGGCAATCTTTACATTGCGTTGACAATGATGGAGGCGCACAAACGATTCCGTTTCGGGCCCGGTGACCTTGTGATCCCTATGTGGTCGTCGATTACTCGCGAGGATCGGTACTTTGACAACGCGTGGCAGACCTTCATGCTCGAAGGGAACGATAATCATCCATTTCCGTTGCGTCATCTAGAATATTTGCGTACTATATATAAGCACATTAGCATCAGCCCCGAAGTTGAGTCTGCTTTAGAAAATGAGCAGCAGCTATGGGCATCTAGATCAGTCACATACGATTCGAGTCTGAAGCATCGTGTTGGCGTTCGTACTCAATTTAACCATTTTTAAGGAAACCTTTATGTCAAATTCTCGTATGTTTAGCGCCGAAGAGCGCGCCAAGCTCACCCAAGTAGTCAACGAAGCGCTTTCGGTTATGATGGAAGTTGAAACCCTCAACGGCGGGCTTTCGGACACCATCAAAGCAGTAGCTGAGGAAATGGACCTCAAGCCCGCGCTGCTGCGCAAGGCCATTAAGATTGCCCACAAGGCCACATTCACGCAAACACAAGAAGACAACGAGCTCGTTGAGCAAATTCTCGTTACTGTTGGCAAGACGCTCTAAGATATGTATGTAGACGGTATCTACGATCGCGATAAGGATCGCATATACATTGCGGAGCGCGTCAATGGGAAACGGCAGTATATCGAGTACCCTGCCGAACACGTTTTTTACTACGAAGACGGTCGCGGCAAATTCCGGACCATCTTCGGGTCGGCCTGCAGTCGTTTTGCGTCTCGGTCCAGCAAAGAATTTCAGCGTGAGCTACAGGCACGCCACGGGCAGCGTCTGTTCGAAAGCGATTTTAACCCTGTGTTCCGGTGTCTAGAATCGCACTACAAGGGCAAGGATGCCCCAAAGCTACACACTGCGTTCTTCGACATCGAAACAGACTTTGACAAGATTCGCGGCTTTGCCCCAACTGAAGACCCGTTCAACTCAATCACAGCCATCTCTATCTACCTAGACTGGCTAGACCAGCTGATTACCTTGGTCATGCCGCCAAAGGCCATGCCGCTGGATGAGGCGCAAAGAATTGCTAGCGAGTTCCCTAACACCTACGTATTCACAGACGAGAAGGAAATGCTCTCTACGTTCTTGTCTGTGATTGACGATGCCGATGTGCTGTCCGGCTGGAACTCGGAAGGGTACGATATCCCGTATAGTGTCAACCGGGTGACTAAGGTGCTGTCCAAGGATGACACTCGAAAGTTCTGCTTGTGGGGGCAAATGCCTAAGCGGCGTACCTTCGAGCGTTACGGCGCAGAGGCCATTACGTTCGACTTGGTTGGTCGAATCCACATGGACTATATGCAGCTCTACCGCAAATATACGTATGAAGAGCGGCATTCTTATTCGCTTGACTCAATCGGCGAGTACGAGCTTGACGAGCGCAAAACTCCATACGAGGGCACTCTTGACCAGCTTTACAACAATGACTGGCGGACGTTTATTGAGTATAACCGCCAAGACGTTGCGCTGCTAGCAAAGCTCGACAAGAAACTAAAATTTCTTGATCTAGCCAACCAAATTGCGCATGAAAACACTGTGTTGCTACCCACAACAATGGGCGCAGTAGCAGTAACTGAACAAGCGATTATTAACGAAGCCCATGAGCAAGGGCTAGTGGTTCAGAACCGCACTAAGCGCGATCCCAATGCACCGCCAGAGCAGGCAGCAGGTGCGTATGTAGCGTACCCGAAGAAAGGGCTGCACGACTGGATCGGCTCGGTCGACATTAACTCCCTGTATCCGTCGGTTATTCGTGCTTTGAACATGGCACCGGAAACAATCATCGGGCAACTGCGCCCAGACCGCACTGACGCATATATCGCTGCGAAGATGGCCGACACGCCTTCGGGCCGCAAGGGAGATTCGTTTGCAGCAGCATGGGAAGGCTTGTTCTCGTCCCTCGAGTACGAGCTGGTGATGAAAAAAGATCGAGCAGAGGTCATCACAGTAGACTGGGAAGGTGCAGAGACGCTCGAGATGACTGGAGCGCAGATTTGGGACTTGATCTTCAACTCTCACTCTGACCTTGTGTTATCTGCAAATGGCACGATCTTTACGCTATCGAGGCCCGGGGTTATTCCAGGTCTGCTCGAGCGGTGGTACGCCGAGCGTAAGGTCATGCAGGCTACGCTGAAGCGCTTTATTGACCTCGACACTGGCCTCACTGTTCCGGATCACTTTGCTGCGCACGACTACGGTGACCAATCCGGTGTCGTTGGCGCGATGCTGCGAGTATTAGACTGGAAGCGGCTTGACGCAATTCTCGACTCGGGCAGCCCTGATGAGCTCGGTCTCTTCATGACCGAGAATGACC